TATAAAACACCTAATAAAGAAAACAAGGCGGCAATGCTTAAAATTTTTAAACCATTTCATAACCATAACGTTTTTACATAAATACTGCGAGGTTTTGTTTTTTATAAAATTTTATAAAAAATAACCTATAACCATTCTCTATGCAGTTGACGGGGTTTTTTGTTTTATTAGGTATTTATTTATGTACATCAAAAAATAATTTTAATAATTTCATATTTTTATGCTACCCTATAAAACAAGTATATTAATGAGTGAAGTGTCGTTTGATTTCCAAGAAAGTAATTATTTTCCCGAAAAATTTAAAAAATTACCAATTGTTCCAATTATATTGGCTTATGGTAATGGTCAACAAGAAATAATTGGCGGTTTATTGGATAGCGGTTCAACCAACTCATTCATTGATGTTTTATATGCCAAACTTGTAAACGGGATAATTATTGATAGTATGGCTACATCAGGAATTACTTCGATTATTGAGAATAAACCCGTGATTAATGTTAAAATATCAAATGAAGTAATTACCACACATGATCAAAATGAAAGCATGGATGGAAAATGGGTGGAGTTAAAGGTTGGTGTAATTGATACACATCACCCAAACTATAATATCATCCTTGGTAGAGATTTTTTAGAATTGTTTAAATCAATTTGTTTTGATTTTGAAAATCAAAAAACAACAGTTAATTATTAGGTTGTAACTTCTCAAAATCTGAGGGTTTTTTTGTTTATTGAAGTTTTCAACATTTAATCGGGTGTTATTTTACCATATTCTGCACCAACAATAGACAATATCAATTCTTCGTTATTATTCGAGGGGTTTATGTATATTTTTTTATTTTCATCAAACATTATAAACGAAAACTTATCTTTTAAATCAAAGCCATAATCTTGAAATCTGTTAATTTGATTTTTGCAATAGTTTATTAAATCGCTGTTATCGGCAAAGGATTTTTTAAGATTATTGGGCGTATCGAATTGACAATACGGATCAATGATCCGATTATTCTCAACTTCCATTAATTCTGAAGCCTCGAAAAATTTATTTACCGATATATAAAAAATACCGCAGCAATTAATGAAATAAATTCTGTTAAAATTAATTTCCACCGGCATTTTGCCGTAGTATTCAGGTCTGTTAATTATTAATTTATAAAGTTCAAGAATTTCATTTATGTGTTTAATATTTTTAAAATCGAAATTCATATTATTCTGATAACACTTCATATCAAAAGCATTAATAGCAAATTGAAGCGCATCAATTCCGGTCAGGCTACAATATGTTTCATCTGTTGTACTAATTAATTTCGTTAATTTATCTCTATAATGATATTTTCTTACACCTTCATGATTTGATGTCCCAACACAATCAACCATTAAAAACAATTTGTTGTTTAATCTTCCACAAATTATGTAGGTCATAATTTGTTTTATTGATTTGTTAATAATATCATAATTTGTTCTATCAGCAATTAGATGTCTTTGAAAAGTAATGTCGCAACCAAATTTATTGTTTCCTAATTGGTTATTGTCACATATGGGGGGAGTAATTGCCCTGTTAAAAATAAAATTTCTTAACCCACAATTATGTCTGGATATTTTTAAACATTTCATAACCATAACGTTTTCATATAAACACCGCATAAACGGCAATTTCGGTAAGGTTTTTTTGTTATATAATATTCAGGTCGTATAAAAGTTTCACACAATCGTTATCATACATCCCTTTGAAAAGGTATGCGGTGGGTTTATTGCCCAACTGTTCTCCGCTATAAGGATACCAGGCGTCCCATGCCCTTTTAGTGTAATCCCTGCCATCTGTCTCAATTTCCTCCGGGGTTTGGTATTCAAAATAGGTGGGGTTGATTTGGATTAATTTAGAATTATTATAATCATCTAAATCATCATTATTCCACCTCCTCAAATTTAACCCTTTATGTGGGACACTATATAATTTGGCCAGTTCGCTTCTTGGGATATTGATGAATTTCGTCCTGTAGGCATCCCCTTTGACAAACAGTTTAGTATTGGACAGGTTTGCAAAAACGGCTTGTGCATTATCTTGTTGGAAATGAGAACCTTCATAATTATTGAAATAAAGGTCGGCCACATTATAGCCTCTTCTATTCCCCTCACCCGTTGCCCATACGATTTGGGGAAAAATCAAAGCCAGGTTTAGCCATTGTGCCCCGAAAAGTTCGCCAGAATCTTCACCACCAAGTTTCTTGGCATTTGAGGGAAAATCATATTTGAAATAGGGATTTTCTACTGAAGGTGGAACGATATAATTTTGTTGGTCATATTGTATATCGGTTACTTTAGTTGTTCCCGCAACTTTAGTTAATATCCCCCCAATATAATTATACCCATAATCATTTTCCAATTTATTTTCGGTATTATCCCGTGTGTGAATATTATTAATATCGCTGATATCTTTATCAACATATTTTGTTGCCATAAATTGTGCAACACCATATATTTCACCACCTTTAAACAACATATATTCTGTTCTCCATTTATTATTCTGAAAACCTTTACCTCCTCTTTCATCTTGCCATAAACCATATGATTGGGGTATTTTAAATTTTCCCCTGATTATTTTAGGTGAACTACCACCTTTAAAATCATTATCAAACGATCTATTTATTGGTAGTTCTAATAAAGATGGGTATTCAACAATCATCATCCCATAAAATTCAGTAAATACACCATATGTGCTGTTATCATCGACAACAATTTCAACACCTGTTTCATCGGTTATTACTTTTCTACGATTACATGGCACAGTTAAAACAAAATCCCCTGTTTTTTGATATGTATAGAATTCTTCTTGGCCAAGTTCATATATATCTGCATTTGGGTTAACAGCACCTCCAATAATATTTGAAATTGGAACATTTGTTTTATAACTAAAGACACGAATTGTGAATTCGCTCGGCCTATGTGACCTAATGTCGATATTAGTATTTATGTCCTCACTTAACCAATAGAATCCCTTGTTAGTTTTATCTCTGTCCGGACTGCCTAATGTTGCATGCTCGCCCATTGTCATTGTTGTCCCAAATACAACAAAATTTGTTGTCAATTCTGCTTTGATCCTGAAATCCTGGCGTGTTATTCCTATTTCAAAATTTTCAACATCCCCCCAAAATGGTATGATTTCAACACTGATTTCTTGTGTTTCAATGTTAGGTAAATCAGTTAGATCAGTACTGGGTTTAATTGATTCGCCTTGATCTGTGAACAAATCGGCAGGAAATCCTGCCTGTATCATACTTGAGGGCGTCATACTGTATTTACCAATATCGGTTATATCAACACTCATGTGAACTGTTTGTACGCCTATTGGGACTCCAAATATCATATAATCGCCACTACTATTAGTAAGTGCGGTGTATTTATAATATTTTTTATAAACATTTAGAAAGGGTTCGTTAATTACAATTTCTTCTTTAATTGGAAATGATCCAAATGGTTGTTTTGGGGATATGATACCGGTATTTGGGTCTTTTTTACTTACTCTTGGCAAAAGATTATATCTTTTTCCGTCTGCATTTTTGTCTCTTGGTGATTTATATGGATAAATACTCATGACACTACCATCGAGAGTATCTTCGTCTGTTACAGGAATAAATATACTAATTTTTGCATTTTGTATGCCTATCCCCTTATTGGCATTGACCCTTCCCACCAAAACACCATAATCCGCATTAAAATCCCTGTAAATATCTTTAGTATCAATACTCATGGAGAGAAATTCTAATGTATCAATGTCCTGTTCAAGTCTGATTTTAAGGTATTTGTCGACGTCGATGTTATTGACGTCTAAATGAATTCTTTGTGATTTATTCATAAAAAATGTTTTTTATAAATACTGATAATCAGGAATCCTTATCGGGTGCAAAAAAAATTAAAAATTTTTGAAAATTTTTTTTAAAAAATTCGAAGGAAAAAATTTCAAAAATCGGGGAATTTGAAAAAATTGGGATTAAAAAATAACAAAAAAACATAAATCCGATTTTATACTTAAGAATTACAGAACGATAATAATTGCGTCAAAACGCTTTTTCGAGATTTTTTTAGTATTTATTGAAAACGATCAAGCAGTGCTTTATCACAAAGAAAAAAATAATAAAAATTTAAATATCTAATAAAATGGCAGAATTTGTATTCACCAGTCCAGGCTTAAAATTTCGTGAACGTGACTTATCGTTCGTTACACGTAACGTGGGCATTACAACATTGGGTCTTGTCGGAGAAACATTAAAAGGATCGGCGTTTGAACCCGTCTTTCTTGAAGATAAAACCCAATTTTTGGAAAGATTTGGTGCGCAAAGCATCAAGAGGTTCTCAAATGGAAATTTACAATATCAATTACCATATGTCGCCAACGCTTACCTTGACGAATCTAATCAATTATATGTAACAAGGGTATTGGGTTTGTCGGGATATGATGCAGGAACGGCTTGGGCACTTACATTAAGTGCAGGTGTTGATCCGGCCACCACTGGAGTATCAACGGTCGGTTCACCGTACACAGCAAATTTTACCGATGGTGCATATTTAGGCGTGTCGTTGAATTTCGTCGGTGATACCGGTATGTCTTTTAGTGGATATACGAAAAGTGGTAGTGATTTTGAAGGTATTTCATATTCATTCACCGCCATGACAATGACCGGTACAAGTGGAACAGTAAATGTTGTAGAAACAACCTATACTGGAACTTCATATACGCAATACGAAGGAATGGTGCTTGCAGTTATAAGAAGTAGGGCAAGAGTTCAAGATAACGTCAATCTCCCTCCGACCACTTTATTTGATACAACCGCACTTACTATGAGTGGTAATACAACGATCCTTGAAACAGGCAACCTGTTCGGCGAATTTGTATTAAGGGCATACAGCACCGGAAGTACCGAACTGTATACTGTTTCATTAAACCCGAATGCCGCAAGTTTTATTTCAAGCGTTGTTGGTTTAGAACCAAAAGACAAGAACACTAAAATTTGGGTTGAGGCAGTATTCCCCGATCTTATTAAAAAACTTGATGCAGAAGGAATTGGTTATGGGGTCAACACCACGATACTTAATTGCACCAGTGATGCGTTCACCAATTACCGGACGCAATTCAAAACACCTGAAACCCCTTGGGTTGTATCCCAATTAAAAGGTAGTAAGGTTGATAAACTATTCAAATTTATCAGCATTTCAGATGGTAATGCTGCAAATCAGGAAATTAAAATTAGTATAACCAATATCGATCCAATTTCATTAGAATTCAATGTGATTGTCCGTGATTTCAACGATACTGATGATAATCCAATAATTCTCGAAACTTTCTCAAGATGCAACCTGACAATCGGAACGAACGGTTATCTCGCACAACGTATTGGTACATCTGATGGCGAGTACGATCTTCAAAGTAAGTACATTATGGTCGAAATGGCCACCGAACTTGCACCAGAAGTATTCCCGGCGGGTTTCGAAGGATACCTCTTCCCACAATACAGCGGGTTCAGCGGTATTGCTCAAAAAATTTATTATAAGACCCGTTACAACGACGATGAAAGATACAAAAAAATCTACCTCGGTATTTCCGAAAATGGATATGATGCAACCGGGTTAATTGGAACGGGCATAAATCAAAATATGTTCAATTTCAATGGCCAAATCAGTACTGGAGCACAAGTAAAAAGCGAAGGATTCCATATGGATTCTGGTGCAACGGGATCATACGATGGGTATACCTTCCAAGTTGGTGCAGGTAGGTTCAGGACGGTTGATGATGTTGTGGATGCCGACAACCCATACTACGAACTGATATCAAGGAAATTTACCCTTGTTCCGGCAGGTGGGTTTGATGGATGGGATGTCAACAGGACGTCACGTTCATATGGCGACCTTTATGCTCTGAATAAAATATATGACGGTGTTGTGCCTAATGGAAGTCCGGTTAATGATTACCAGGCTTGGCAGACTGCTATAAATACTTTTGCCAATGCAGAGGAAGTCACAATTAACTTATTTGCAACCCCCGGCATCAATTGGAGCGATAATAACCAATTAGTAAAGGATACTATTGATATGCTTGAAGATGAGAGAACCGATAGTCTTTACATCATCGATTCACCCGATAGCACCATTCCGGTTGTAGTCGGCGAATCAAAATCGGATGTCCTTGCGGCGGAAGAAATTACTGACCTGCTTGACAGTGCGGAAATTGACAGCAATTATGCTTGTACATACTTCCCTTGGATTCAAATGAGGGATACACAGAACAATGTCAACGTATATATTCCACCAACAGGTGAAGTTGTAAAGGCAATGGCGTTTACGGACAACACGAAATTCCCGTGGTTTGCACCTGCAGGTTTGACCCGTGGTGTAACGGATGCAAGGAAATCAAAATATAAACTGTCGCTTGAAGCAAGGGATACTCTCTATGCTGGCAGGATCAACCCGTTGGCAGATTTTGCCGAAGCAGGCACAGCCATCTTTGGGCAGAAGACCCTCCAAGTCAAAGAAAGTGCTCTTGATAGGATCAATGTTCGCAGGTTATTATTGAGGATCAAAGTTTTGATTTCCAATATTGCAATCAGGCTCGTATTTGAACAAAACGATCAAGCCACAATCGATCAATTTTTACAACAAGCAACCCCGATTCTCGACAACATTAAGAGGGAAAGGGGATTGTATGAGTTCCAAATCAAAATGGACGACAGCAATAATACACCTGAAACACGTGACAGGAATGAATTGTATGGTGAAATCTTCCTAAAACCCACAAGGGCGGTTGAATTCATTGGTATAACATTTACAATCACCCCATCGGGTGCTTCGTTCGCAGATTATGGAGCATAAAACCACTTTTGGGATTGAAAGACCCATATTTCTGTGGGTCTTTCGGTTTCAAAAGTATTTATCGGAAATAACAATTATCTAATATTGAATAAAAATGAACAATAAGAATAAAAAAGTTCCAAAGAAAGCCGAAGAACTTGTTGAGAAGAACGACGAACTCGTTGAAAAAAATGAAGAACTTGTTGAAATACCGATAGAAGTTCCCAATGTGGAATCAACAGAAGAATTATTGCCGGAAATTACCGAAGAAGAAATTAACGAAACAGAAATGGTTGAAAAAGAAACGGTAATTGAGGAAGAGTTATTGCCGGAAATTGCCGAGGTGAAAGTTGAAATTCCCAAACCGGTAGAACAACCAAAAGTTGTTGTTGTACCAAAAAAGAAAAAAATGAGTCAATTATCTCGTCAGGAATTAAGAGAGTATTTAAGAACAGGATTTTTACCGAATCTTTAAATACGTTTTTTCACAACGAGTATTTATAATAAACAAAAATAATACTTACCAATTAATAAAATAGAACAATGGCAAACGAAATGATAAGGGGCGTCCCTTTTGAATACGAACCAAAGAGGATCAACCGATATTTTGCAGAGTTTCCAACCGATATTGGTATTGAGGTTTGGAAAACCTTGAAATTCAAAAGACCTTCGCTGAAAATCAACTCCGTTCCAATCCCATATATGAACGAACAGAATTATGTTGCTGGCCGTTATACTTGGGATGCGCTATCGGTAACGTTCATCGACCCGATTGGTCCTTCAACCTCGCAGCAACTCATGGAATGGGTGCGTCTGCATGCAGAATCACTCACAGGAAGAATGGGTTATGCAGCGGGGTATAAGAAGAACATTTTTTTGAAAGCATTAGACCCAACGGGTATTGAAGTTGAAAAATGGTTTTTGGAGCAATGTATGATTACATCGATTGATTTCGGTGATAACGATTACACTAATGACGAGTTGACTAACATCACCTTGGAACTCCAACCGTGGAGATGCATTTTAAATCTCTAATAATCGGATGTTTATTAAACATTTTTAAAACCACGTATTTACGTGGTTTTTTTATTAAATTTGTGTTATGATAATTGGAATTTATAAGATAAGAAACATCATAAACAATAAACTTTATATTGGGAGTACTGCCGATATAAAGAAAAGATGGCGTGACCATAAGTGGTATCTTAAAATGAATAAACATCATAATTCCCATCTACAAGCATCATATAATAAATATGGATTAAAAAATTTTAAATTCACAATTGAGTTAGAATGCTCTCTAAATGAATTACTTGTTGAAGAAAAAAGATTGATTGACCATTATAACACCAAAAATAATAAATATGGATATAATGTAAATGACCCAAATGAAATTCAATTTGGTATTAAATGTAATGATGATACAAAAAAAATATTATCAGAACGAATGATGGGTGATAAAAATCCAATGTATAATAAAACTGGTAATCAACATCCTAAATTTAAGTATAAAATATCTGAAGAAAAAAGGAATAAATTATCAGAATGGGGTAAAAATCGTAAAGGTGATGAATCTAATGCTTCAAAATTAAGTAAATTCGATGTGATTCAAATTAGAACTCTTTATAGAAATAAAAAACATACTCAAACTGCTTTATCTAAAATATATAATGTTACACAAGCAACAATTAGTGATATTATTTTAAGAAAATCATGGACACATATTTAAAAAACCTTTAATTTCATTTACTCTATTTTCCATAATCCTATTTATAAAGTAATCCCTATCCTTGGCCTCAATCACTTTATAATCCTCGTTATTGTGTGAGAACCAAACAATATACGACTTACCGAGTTTCAAACCGGTATTTTTCTCAATAATATGTTTATACATTCCCAATTGAAGGGAGTATATTTCCAGATCACAATCTTCCAATGTAAACAAGTCTTTAATTAGATGCCTGCTACTCATTTCAAACGTAAAATCTTTATTAGTTTTATAGTCCCAAATCTG